CAGGAATATCGGCATCAGCGGCAAGCGTCTGCTTGTTTTTCCAGTATTCCCCGATGATCGTGTATTCAACATCCGGTGCAGGGCCAAGGTAAATGCTCAAGTTTGGAGCGATGGTGAAGCATACAGGCCGAGAGCTGTCTTGCGCGCCCGTCAGGTAGATCGAGCGGAAGTCCTCATACGGAATGAACGGTATTTCAACGCCGTCATTCACGCCGATTGAGGTCTTGTAGCAGCGCAACGATGTCATTTCCCACTTGCTGAACCGGCTTGCAATTCCCGCATCTGTCGAGGTGAACGAATAATCCCCTGGCGTTGCAGTTGTGAACGTGAACGAATCGCGCATCCACATCCAGTTAGGTTTATCTAGCTGGATGTCATCGTATGCGCTTGCCGACCAATCAACCAAGCGCCTGCTCTCGCCTGATTGATTGAGTACGGATGATGGGCCATTGCCGGAAACTCCGGCCTCTTGCCTTACCCGCTGGCAGATTTGCAGGAAATTCACGAACGATTACTCAACAGAGACTTGAGCCACGCAGCGCCGCGAGGGTTGCTGTCCTCGATTACGCTAAACGGGTAGCGCAGCGCAGATGTTCGAGGGTAGTCGATGTAGCGCTCACCGAGAGCATTGATGCGCTCCACGCTGCCGTAAGCGACAGGACGGGCGCGGCAAAGGACTTCCACATACTTGCGCTTCATCTTCACCGGAAGGCCGCGCGGAACCCAAGGGATGTTGCCAGGGCCAGGGCCAATGCCATTTACGGCCAGATAAACGTACTTCTCGGCGTTTTCATCGGTAGATTCGTGGATCTGGATAATCATTTCTTCTTCATTGAAGGCAAGCATCGCGGCCTTTTCGGACGCGCCGATAAGGTTATACACTGGCTCAATATCAGAAAGGCCATCATCTTGCCTGACGTTGCCTTCCGCGAAGCGCGTTGACCCTGCGTTTTCCTGAATAAAATCAGGCGCGTCCAAAGTCTTTTGCATCATCACTGGATTGCTTGAAGCCCTGCTCGATGTTGATTGTCTTGGCATGAGTATTCCTCCTTGGTGGATAGTTGTCTGAAAGACAACGCCTTTTTACACCTTCCCACCTGTTGCAAAAGAAAAAGCCGAGAAAATCTCGGCTTTTCCGGTTCATCAACTGACTATGCAGCGATTAAGCGCGAGCCTGCCAGTAGCAGACCTTGCTTGCAGCGATGACGGCAAGAGTGGCATTTTGCGTAACACGGAAGCCGCGATCGGTCAGGGTGATACCGCCGTTCGTGGTTTCCAGTGTGCGAGTGCCGGCAGCAGCCGTCTTGACGCAGTTGTTGTCCGTCATGCCTCGGTAGAACTCGACACCGATACGATCGGTAGCGTTCACGAATTGCACATAGGACGGCTTGAAGCCGCAATCAATCTCGATGTAGTCTGCTGCGGTGATCGCAGTAGCATCGAAAGTGACGGAGCCTTCGGCGAATTGCGACTGACCCTGATTGGGGTTTTGTGTCGCGGTGTAGGTAACATTTTCAGCCATGATTTGATTCCTTTCTTAATTAAGGGTTCGAGCGCTTTTCAGTTCACTCTGTTTCGTTGCCTTTAGTCGTTCAGTTCGAGAGCGGCCGGATCGAGCGTAGCAGCAAAGTTGGTTGCGTAGTTGGTATCGGTGACACCAGCGTCAGCATTCAGCTTTGCGGTCAGAACGTCCAGCTTCGCCGTCAGAGCCACAAACGAAGTGCGGAGAGCCGCAAGGTCGTTTTGTGCCGCCGTATAGAGGGCGAAAAGATCTTCGTTCTGGCGCTTGTCCTTGAAGCTCACAAGCCGTTGCTTGATATATTGAATTGCCATGATGTGCGTTCTCCTGTTATTTGCGTTGGGAACCTGCTACTGCAGGCTCCCTACTGCATCAGTTACAGGCTGGAAATGCCGGCTTCAATAACAGCCATCCAACCTTGGTTGAGGATCACGCAAGAGTGATAGCACTTTGCCCCGATATAGCCGCGCTGGCCAAGCGGATCGCTCTTGTCCTTCTGTCCAGGCGGCTGCCAAGTCGGATCCAGCGCGTTCACGCCGCGCAGAGCCACCTGACCCCATGCTTCTTCTGCAACCACGATCACCGGATAAACGTCGATATTGCTGCCAGTGGTGGAGTACAGGCCGGTTGCACCAATCGCAGCGCCCAAGTCGGCGTATGCGGCCAGTTCCGGAGACAGGATGAAGCGGAAACGCTCAACAGCACCGATTTCGTTTTCGTTGATCGGCTTCATCTGGCCGTAGTCGGCTACGTTCTTGAACCCTGGCAGGTCGCGGATATTCGCTTCCATGTCGGTAGAACAAAACACCAAGAAGCCGGCTTCAACTGCCTGCGTACCGTAGTTGCCGCTGGATGACAGAACCTTGGTAATGCGCTTGCCGTGGTTTGCCAGCAGGCTACGAGTCACCTTGCGCAGCAGGTTCAGGCTCAATGTTTCGTCAACAGTGCCGCGATTGTTGCCGCCCGCGTAGAAGGCGTTGGTAGCGCCTTTCAGTTCGCCGTAGCGCACCATTTCACGCACCAAGCCGATACGCTCACCGGTCTGCTGCTTCATTTCTGCAGGGATGTCATCTTCGTACAGATCGACGGTCTGGTCGGTAACTGCGAACAGAACGGAATACTGCTTGAGGGTGACGGTGATGTCCGTTGCGGCGATGGTTTGCGCGGTCGGAGTTACACCTTCCACTGTTTCGTGGGAGTCTGCATACGTTGCCACGTTGGAAGCGGTGATCCACTTGTTATCAACGCCGCCTTCCGGCAAGAAACGACGGAAAGAAGCAACCTTGCTGTTGTTCTTTGGCATCGGCTTGTTGACACCGGTAATGCCGAGAACTTCGACAGGGATTGCGTGTTTCAGAATATCGGCCTTGAATTTACCAATTCGTGCCGCTTGTGTTGCCATTTGCTGAATAGCCATTTTAATTTCCTTTCAAATTTATGTTTGGAATTGTGCGTTGAACGCATCCTCTTCCGTTACCAGCCGCTTGCCGCCTCCGACATGCGTACCTTTTGGATTCAGGTTTCGTTGCAGGATCTCCCTGCGCCTGTCTCCGCTCGTTGTCTTTTTGTTGCGCCAGTCCTTGAACTTGGTCAGGTAGCTTCCAACAGTTTCAGCCTGCCACGAAGCATTGAACTCGGCCAATTCCTCTTGTGAAAGCGTTTGCTTCCACTTGCCGAACTCTTCTGTCTGACGAACTGTTTTCCAATCAGGGTGCATGATGGTCAGCAAACCAATTTGCATTTGCTGGCTCATTTCATCCCGAACCTTGGAAACTCTCGCCTCGATCAGTTCTTCGTTTACGCCGCCGCCACCGCCGAGAGAAATACCGGCAAGATCCTTCGCAAGCGCTTCCGCAAGCTCTTCACCATAATTTTCAGCCAAGTTCTTGAACATTTCCGGACTAGCCCTGACACCAGCGCCGCTGCCAGATCCGCGTAGCTCATTGAGCGCCCTGTTCACTTCGCCGAGCTTGCCATGAATCTGCTGAATTCGCTTGTCGGTCATTTCCGAACTGGCCGTAAGCCTGTTCAGATCATCCAGAAGTTTCTGCACCTCGGCCGCACCTTCCTGGCTTTCGCCTTCGTCCGATTCTTCACCGGATGCGTCCTGCCCTGCTTCTTCTTCCTCGCCGTCCTCGCCTGCCTCGCCGTCCGTCAACTCGTCGCCGCCATCGCTGGCCTGCTGCTCATTGTCGAACTGCCCCGCAAACGCCGCTTCTTCTGCTGCATTTTCTTGGCTTGCATCGGTTTCCGGTGCGCCGGAGTCCTCAACTTGCTCTTCGTTCAACTGCTTTTCTGTATCTTGGTTCATTGCTTGCTACCTTTCTACGATTTTATGGATGGGCTATTCAGGCGCGTCCATTTGTTGCGATGGGCTTGGATTATCCAAGTCGATCAGATGCTTCAATTCAGAATTCCGCCCTCGCAGTTTGGCGGTCTGAATCTCGGTTAAATCACCGTCATTCTTTTTTCGGTTAAGCTCAAGGCGCTCTTCCAAGTGCGCCTTCAATTTCTTCCATAGAGCCGAGGATTTTTCAGCCTCGGTCAGCAACGGTTCTTTAATCATGGCGCTAAATTACACCTGCCCACCTGTTCAACGCCTATTCGGCGTATGGGCTTTCCCCGTTCTTGATGCGCTGCATTGCATGATCCACGGCCTTTTTCATGATCGAGTCAGGAATAGGCGCGGAGCCTTTGGCCGATCCGTCAGGGCGCTTGCCGTAGTCCATCAGATCCCGCTTCCTTCCGCTACCTTTAGGCTGGCTTCGGCATTGAACAATTCCTTCTTGGTTCTCTCCTTGATTGCCGTGCCTGCCAGTTGCGCCTTGATCTTGTCGATCGACACGCGCTGCTGCTGCG